AATAAAAGGACATCATTTAATAATGCACGGTAAAAATATATTACCTTTAATTAACTTTAAATTTGATAGAATAAAACACTTTTTAACTGTTACGGATATTGAAGGAATAGTATTTCATCATTTAACAGATGGTAGAATGTGTAAAATTAGAAAATCAGATTTTGGAATAAAAAGGTAATTAAACTATAGTAAGCTCCAACCTCATTAACTTTCTAAATACGTTTTGCGTTTTAGTGATACTCACGATATCATTAGGGAAATCTTGCGTTTGTCTTTGTACTACTAAACTACTTGTTACATCTAAGACTAAATTATTAGTTAACTCTCTAACCTTGTCTAAAATGTTATCCGCTAAAACCCTAGAGCCAACATTACCAGAACCGTTGTAAATAGTAACGATATCAAGTAGAATACTACTCTCATACATATCCTCGCATTTATTAGTTTTTGCTACTCTATTAGTTTGCGTTGTCATTAGTATGTAGTGCGTCTTATTACCGTTTGTAGGTACTCTACTATCATAACAAGGTACAGTTACATTTGTGCTGTTTAAAACGTCTAAAACACTACAATTATTGATTGCTGTGTGTATTGCTTTACGAACCCATTTATCTGGAAGTTGTTTAATCATATCTTTTTAGTTTCGTTTTTTAATAATGCTTCTAAATCTTCTATGTATTGTTGTCTACCTTTTACAAATGCAGGATATAAATAAGGTCTTGGCTGTAAGTTTATTTCTTTTACTCCTTTACCTTTAAACTGTATCGCTACTTCTTTTAATTCATTTGGTACTTTAACCATACCACCTGTACCAAACTCCATATAAGCACTATACCTTTCTCTTGCAAATATTACTTGATTAAACTCCCCTTTCTTCTCATTGTTTATACCTTGTCTTAGCTTACCTGAATCTATAGGTGCGCGCTGTCTTGCGTCTACTACTATTTCTTTAGCATTTGCATCTGTAACAATAGCAACCTTTTTTTGAACATCCTTACCTAAATTAGATAAGTCTTTAAATAGTTTATCAAGTCCTTTAATAGTTCCTTTAGCCACTTGTTATAGTTATTTTGATATCTCTATCCTCGAAACCTACATTAACAGGTTTGGAGCTTATTACATACTTAACGGTCCTGTAAACGAAAAACATATTTTCACTATTATAAACTAAATCATTTCTTTTACGTAAGGTTAGTATTAATGTATTATTAGTTTCTGTTATTCCTTCAGCTGTAGTTCTATAGTCTTTACTTGGTGTTTTAATACTACACCAACTTTTACCTAATAACGCAGTAGTAACACCATCACCTCCAAAACCATCATCGCTAGGTGTAGTTTGCCATACTTCTATTTGTCTACTATAACCTCTTGCTCTCATTAAATAATAAATCTTTTGTTTTGGTTTATCATATCCTGTAACCACAAAGGTAACATACCTTTATTTGCTTTATCCGTTTCAGCTTCGTAATATAAGTATTTAACGTATTGTAAAGCACAATCTATCAACTCATAAGGAACATCTAAAGGGTCAACATACCCAACGTTTAAAACTAGCGTTACATCTGTTGTTTTACTTGCTTCATAATTAGTGTGTAGTTCTTTATTTTCTACCTCTGCATCTGTTGGTGATGTAAGGGCGTTAATAGGAAAATCATATACTCTAACGCAGTAATCTTGAAATAAATAATTCTTAGAACGTGCATAAACTAATACATTTGTCCGCTTTTCAATAGTAGATAAAGCACTCTTAATCATTCGTGATATCTGCGTATCATCATCTGTCAAAGTGTCATCTACTCTTAAATAATTCTTAGCGTCTGCTAGAGATATAACGTCTAAATATGCCATTATTTTTTACTTTTTTTAACTACTTTCTTTTCTACTACTTTACTTGCTAAACCCTCTTTAATGAGTCTTTCTTCTGTTTTATTGTCAAACTCAGCATTATCACCACGTTTATAACTCTTTTTTTCTGATAACTTATAAAAGTCTTGTATTACTTTAATCATATTATATATTTTTATAATAATTAATATTAAATCTCTTGTCTAAATACTTAACCAACTCTTCATTCCTTACAACGGTTAAAATATTAGATTGAAAGAATAGATTTATCATTTCTATACCATCATCTTCTAGTTGTGGTAAATACCAACCTACTATTTTTTTCTCATTTATATAGAAATCTGTAAATGAAGAATTACCGTCGTCATCTTCTGTGTTTAATAATAGTTTCATAATTATTGCTTTTAACAAATATACAAAAAAAACACGTATTAAGGTTTTACCCCTAATACGTGCCAAAAACAACAATAGACTCTTATTATGCTGCTGTAAAATCACCTAAAACCACAGCTAAAGGCTGCTCTATAACAATAGCGGTTTGAGACTCAATTCTTGCAGTAATCATATTCTTTACGAAGTTTGTCCCTTCTGAGTCAGAAAACTCTAAAGATAAACCTTCTGTATTTATTTTATTAACTCTTGACCAGTCACCAACGAAATATTTGTTAGCAGTTACCCAAGTAGCTTTAAGGATTTGAACTCCCGCAACTCTTAATACTCCGCCTTCATAAGTAACCGCACTTTGCAAGTCATCTTTAGCAGCTTTAAGCATATCCATATAGTCAGATGGTCTTATAACAATACCGTTAGTATCATAATCTAAATCCTCTAATTTAGCGATTTCATCCATTAACATTTGAACTTTTGAGCTTCCAGAACCTGCGAAAGTTAAAGTTGATGCAGTCGCTTGTGCTACTAATACCGTGTTAAATGCAGCATTTTCAGCTTTAAAGTAATCACGTCTCAATAATTGTGGAATTGCAGAAGTAATATAAGAAAGGTTGTTCACCATCTTTCTACTATATCTTGCGAAACCAGCGATAAAGTCAGTTGTTACATCTACGTTCGTGAAATCATAATCTCTTTGATTCTTGGTAGCGTTTTCTGTTTGCTCTCCAATAGAACCTTCACCAGCACCCTCTACGGTATACGTATAAGTACCACCGTCAATATTAACAGAACCAACAATGTCAGAAACGTTAACTTTTTGTGATGGGAACTTAACAATATCAAAGTTTTGAGTTCTTGGCTCATCTCCTGTTAAGTTAGCTGTAGACATATCTCCAACCGCTTTAACCTCAACAACATTACCTTTTTTAACTTTTATAATGTTTTCCCCATTTTCTACGATAGCAGATTTAATATTATCTACACTTCTTTTAGATTCGATAGACTTTTCTTTCATCTTAACATCTAATTTGTTTGCGTGTGCTTGTACAGCATCTAATTTTACTTGCAATTCATCTTGTACAGATTTAACTGCTAAATCAATTGCTTCTTTGTTAGATTTAGTGAAAGCGTCAATAGCTCCTTTAATCTCGATTGAAGTTTTACCTTCTAATCCTTTAGTCATTACCTCTAAGGCACTTTTTAATTCTTCTGGTGTCATAATTCTACTTTATTATTAATTTATTATTAAATGATTTGAATACATCTAACAACGGCTCAACATTAGAAGTGTCATCTAATGACGGCTCTTTATCTGTAAGTGTTTTTAATAGTGTTTCAATTTGTCTTAATCTTGTGTCTGAATAATCTAAATCATACCCTTTTACAAGTATGTCGATTATTCCGTAATATTTTTGTATTCCTTTAATATCTTGCACAGTGCTTAGCTCGTTAGCTGCCCAACTAGATAAAAAAGAGTATTCCATTAACTTATATTCGTTTATAACGGATTTGTTTTTCTGGTCTCTTCCTACTATTTGATAACCAATACTTAATTCAGCGTTTAAACCGCTTTCGTGCATTAGTTTGATATCGCTAAACATATCTCTACTAACTTCTTTGTTTAGGTTAAATTTAGATGTGGTTAGTAAACCGTAACTATCCTTAGTGTCTATTTCTAAAGGAACACCTAAAGAAACTGTACTATTATGGTCCTTAAGTACTCTAATACGCTTAAAGTTCTCCTTAACTGTCTTGTCAAAAGAGCCTTTAGCTGATATATCACCGTCTGAGTCTTTAAAGTCATAAGCATTAGCATAAGCAACAATAATTCCCTTAGACTCGTCTAAATCTTTTAAATCGTATGATGTTTGTTTAAAATTCATTTTGTTCATTATTTTACAAATATAAATAAAATTTATTAAATAGATTTTACTATAAGTTTTTCTTATAGTTAGGTAAATA